CTGTGTCTTCCACGTCCTTGCCAGCGTCACCAGCGTTGTCGCCGACATTCGCCAGAGCGTCCGCCACGTCCTCCAAGCCGCCGGTCACTTTGCTGTCACAGGCGTCTCTGGCAGCCTCCCCCATGTCATTCAGGGCGTCTTCTGCCTTTTGTGCGCCTTTTTTTACGGCGGACATGGAGTCATCAGCCTCTTTTTCGACCCGCTGTAGGTCTTTCTCCAGCGGTGTGCTGTCGCCGGAAATCTCGATCCTTACATGGCCATCTGCGCCCATATCACTCACCTCCGCTCAATCGCCGCATCTTGTCTGCCGCCCATGCATCCCAGTCGATCACGCCGCCAGCCGCGCAATCGCCGGGCTTGTGCAGCTCGTATGCAGTTTGCAGTCGCCGATACTCTCGCTCCTGCGCTCCATCCATCCGGGATGTGTCCATCGCGCGATACCCTACGACCGTCTCAAAATCCGGCTCATACAGGCCGCCCAGGAGAGCGCGGAAGGTATACCAATGCAAGCCCACCGCCGCCAGATCGATGCCATAGCGACGGTGGAAGGCTGCATAGATGCGTCGGTCGTCTGTGTCAAACGCATATGGGATGCACTTGCGCCCGTTGGTAGGCCGGTTGGGGTTGCCTGCGGCGTCCACCGGGTCAAACAAACCACCCCGGTAAAACGCCACAAACGCGTCCAGCGCCGCTGGAACGTCCGCCGGGATACCGTCAGGGTAAAACCACTCCAAAGTTAAGTAGGCCGCAGCAGCGTCCCAACGGTCGCAAAAGGCGTCCCGCTCAAAGGCCACGAACAGCCTAAAATCTGTCGTGACCTCGTACGAGACGCCCCCCACATCAACGGTATGCGGCAGCGCATCCGTCAGCAGATAGGTCATTCCAGGCGCACAGGCTGGCGGCCACTTGCCTTGCTGGCGATGACGCAGGCGGTCGTACGATGTACCAGCTCGGTAGACGCGGCGCAGGTCTCTGCTGCGCCGGCGGTGCTGGCCTCCACGATGGCCAACCAGCCGGTCAGGATGTCTCGCCAGTTGTAAGCAGCGCCGAAGCACTCGGCGGACACGCCGTCACCAACGACGCCGTCGATAGCTGCCTTGACGACGTCCAGGAAAACAATCAGGCGCTTGCCGTAGCCTGCGTCTGTCACAGGCGGGAGGGAGGCGTGCGCCTCCACAATCGCCCTCTTGCCGTCATCTGCCGCCGCAATGACACGGACGTCGTCAAAATCCACGTCATAGCGGTGCTCTTTGATGGTTACCACCATGGTCAATCACCTCGCAATCAGCCGCCAGTGCCAGCGGAGTAGGTATATTCTTCCGGCACGCCGATGACCTGCAGCTCGGCGTCGATATCGCCGATCGCGCCGGACTCGGCTGCGCCGTCGTTGTTGACCAGGATCAGCACCTTGCCCTTTTCACCTTTGCCGGTGAGGACACAAAAATACACATAGTCGCGCACCACAGCGCTGCCCTTGCCATACTTGATCGCGTGCGAGCAGATAAAATCCTGGAACGCATCCCCCATGAGCCGCTTGCCGACAGGCTTGAATTTGCGGATGGTGGACTTTTTCATGCTGGTGTAGCCCTCATAGTAAAACTGGCTGGAATCGGTCTCGGGGGACAATTCTGCGCCGTAGTTGGAGACGTGGACGGTAGCCACGTCATAGTCAGCCGGAGAGGTCGCGTTGCCGGTCTCGGAACAATCCAGCGCCAGGATATAATCATCGCCGGACACTTCACCAGCAAAACTGGAGCTAGGGGTAATGCCGGTCATTGCTGCAGACAGTTTCATAAGATCACTCCTCGTAGTAATTCAGCTTGATTTGGATTTGATACCGTGCCTCGCCGTCCTCGTTGACCGCAAAGGGGTACGGCGTAGACACGACAGAGATATTGGAGACGGTGCGCCCCTTGCCGATGTCCGGCCAGTTGCGGGTGCGCCGCTGCCGCCTGATCCAGGCAGCCAGGTCATCGTACCACTCTAGGTTGGTGGCATTCTGGGCGATGTCGTCCCCGATTGCCTCGCGGGAGGCGATGACATAAGTGCGTTCCGCCGCCTGGGTGCCATCCATGTAGGTGGTGACGGTGTAGCTGGGGTCGGAGTCCAGGCTGTAGCTGGCCAGCTCCGCCGGTAGGCAGTCCACATTGATGCGTCCTCCTGCCAGTCCCTCGTAGCCGTCGAGCCAGGCACGCAACCCATCAACGATGCTCATACCGGCTCACCCCCCACAAATTTTGCAAAGTCGGCCACGATCCGCGTGCCGTCCGCCTGCATGGTGCGCACATCCCACTTGCTCCCTCTGGTGGGAGCTTGGTTGTAGGTCAGTGCCTTGCCGGTGTAGTGCTTCGGTGCGCGGCCTGCCATGACTTGGCCGTGGTACTGGTAGTGGGCGTAGGGCTGGGTGTACTCTAGGACGGCAGAACCATTTTGCACGGTGATTGTGCGCTGGTTTTTCAGGTGGCCAGCCTGGAACGGCACCCGCTTATCGCTGTGCTTTGCAACCAGGTTGGCCAGGTGTCGCGCCGCCGCGCCACTTTGCCCCAGCCCACGAGACTGCAAAATTTTCTTGCAGTCGATATTCACTTTGACGTTTACTTTCATTTCCAGCTGCCCTCCAGGGTGTACGTTGCGTGCGCCAGTGCCGACCGGTACGGGTACATTTTGCGGCCGGAGACGCGCATTGGGGCGTATCCGGCCAGCACTTTGACCGGGTTGCCCTCAAATGCCGCAACCGGACACGAGCCGGAGACGATGTAATCACCGTTCCCGATTTGCTCCATGTCGGCCTGCTTGCGGACGACCATGGTTGACCCGCCCTGCACCAGCTCGCCGCTGGCGCTGATGGTCGTCCCGTCCGCAAGGCTCAGCTGCACGCCAGTCAGCTCGTGCCGCGCCCATTTGGTCTTGTCGCCGTCATAGCTCTTGTGATAGAGGGTTGCCGTCTGCCCAAACATCAGTCACACCCCCGATAGAGCAAGCCGGTATCCACCAGCCACGGGCGGGCAGCGTCATACACTGCCGCGCCTGTGCCGGTGGCGGGCTGGCTGTAACTGACCGACCAATCCGCCACGGTCTCGCTGGTCTTCCCGGCGCTCTGGTCGTCCAGATAGAGGGCGTCCATGACGGCGTAGATGGCGTTGTTGTACTCAAAATCCAGGCCACGATTGAGCGCCTCCTCGGCGTCAATGCCGGTCAGCATCCGGAGATACTGCTCTGCCCGGAGCTGGTACATTTTCTGTTCCCCTTCTGGGATGCGGTTGCGCCCGGAGGCTGCATAACTAGCCGGTGCAGCCATATCAGCCGCCAGACACAGCGGTTTCCGTCCGCTTGATGTACAGGGTCTTGCCCTTGGACACCTTGACGCCGTAGACCTTACGACCCTGGACGGCGGATGCGCCGATATACTTACCGGAGCCGTTCAGGTCCTGGAGGTGGACGGGCACCGCCCACTCCTCCACACGGTGGCACCAGTTGGGATGACCGGCGATGAACTCGGTGGTGGTCTTCTTGCTGGCCACTCTGGTGGTGGATTCGTAGTCCATGTTGCAGCTTTCCAGCACGTTGAAGCCAGCTACTCGACCGACTACCCCCTGCTGGATCAGCTCCTGGGACAGGTCGCCCTGACGAATGAAGTTGGAATCCTGCATCAGCACTTCCAGGAATTCCGGCGCTGCGATCAGCCAACGACCGTCGGTGGGAACGCCGTTGCGGGACAGGGTGCGCTTGGCTTCCAGCACCGTCTTATATGCCGTGCTGGAAGTGCAGGCGGTCTTGGTGGTTGCGATATTGGCGTCGGTGGCGCTTTCCAGGGCGTTGATGGACTTCTTATCCATGGACAGCCCTAGGGAATAACCGGCGGAATCCAGCCGGTCAGCCACAATGCCGTCGGGTACGCTGGCGGCGTCGAAGCCGTCAATCAGCTCGTTCACTGCCTCGTCCTGGTCGATGGAGAGATCCAGGTAGGTAGTAGTGCCTGCGGCGGGGTCAATGCCTGCGCTCTTGCTGTAAGGCTTGACCTCGACTTCGGTGTCACGGACGGGAATCTTTACCTTGCCCGCCTTAGGGCTGCCCTCGTAACGGTTGTTGAAAATGAGATTATCCTTGGTGACCAGAGTCGCGCGGAGCTTCGCATCCACAAGACCAGACCACCGTTCCTGGCTGGTATGTGCCATTGATTATCATCCTTCCTATTTAAGTATTCGTGTGCCAGGGATTGAGTTTATTAAAAGCGGCTTCTACGCCATCTCCGCCAGCGGTGCCTCCCTGGCCGTGCTCGCCGCCGGTGTGCACGGTAGACATACCGGTAGCTCCGTCACCGGACGCAAACAACCAGCTGTCACTCTTGGTCAGCTCGGTCAGCTGATCTTCCAAACCTTCCAACTGGCCATCTTCGCCCAGCTGCACCTTGTCCAAGTCCAGCATGGCCAGCGCCGCCTTGGTGTTCCGAGCACCAGCAGCCGTGAGGGCGTTCTGAATGGCGGCGTCCCGCCGAACCGCGCTCATCTGGTTCTGGGCGTCAGTCACCTTGCTCTGCCAATCCGGATCGTAGCCTTTCAGCTTCTCATTGGCGGCAGTCAGCTCGCCCCGGGCTGTAGCAAGATCATTCTGCGCCGTGGCCAGACTGTCCTTCAGATTGGTCACGTCCGCCCCGTGCAGTCCCATGATCTTGTCCAGCTGCTTCTCGGTAATGTCCGGCAGCAGCGCGGTGATGTCTTCTCGTTTCATGGTGCTCCTTCCTGCCTACGCTTTGATGACACGGGTCGCATCCGCTTGGCTGGTCAAGTTTTACGTCGTTCCGGGACAAATTTGGGTATGAAAAAAGCACGTCTTACAACGTGCTTGAATCAGCATTTTAGAATAGCCCCGAATTTTCGGGGCTACCAGTATATTGGTGAGTCCAATTTTGGACTCATTGAGTTTACCCGCTTTAGATGTCGCCCAAATTGGCGGTATCAATACCACAACAACGTTTTTTCCTTCGGCGGATTTTCTGATTTTGCAAGGCGCTTCAACTCGCGCAGAACGTGCGCAGCGGAAAACGAACTTGCATTGTCGTGCTCTAAGATTTCTCCATCTTTAATGCGGATTTTCATAAACCCCTTCAACTTCTCGCCTTCAGGGTAATAATCCGCCGAAATGCTGTTATCCGTTTTTTTGATGTTTCTTAAGATTACCATAATATTCATCCGCAGCCTTTTGATAATTATACTTCATTGACGCTAATTCGTGCGCCTTCCAATGCTCCAACGTTGGGTTTTCTTTTTTGATTTGCATTTCCAGCAATTCATGTTCGATCAATATCCTGTCGTGCGGCTTGATATCCTTTCCGACCATGAGACGTTGCCAGCTTTGAGCAATTGCACAATCCGAATCAAACCGTCGCCACTCTCTAATATCTTCATCATAGAGTGACTTTTCTTCAAAAAGATACATTTTGATTCGTTTGATGTCCGATTTTCTTTTCCCTAAATTTTTAGCTATCTTCTCCGCATCGGTAGAAAAGTTTCGTATTTCCCTATAATACATTTCCGCAAATTCATCTGCCTCCTTGCTTAGAGGGTCTGTAATTCTCGCTCCTGTTATTATACCATTCCCGCCTGCCGTTGCAACACTTTTCTGCGCAAGGTGCGCATAGAAAACCGTTCTCTGCTTCTGCTGTTTCAGTCCGGTCTTGGCGCAAAAATCCTTGTACCGGCTATTCCACATCCGCACCTTGGCAGCGCTTTCTGTGGTATTCAGCCCAGCGGCTTTTAAAGCATTGTTCTCCCGCTTCCACCGCCGGATTCGGCGCTCAATGCTCCGCTGGGTCTGCTCTGCCTCGTACAGACTCATCTTTTTGCCGTTGTACTCCACGGCGTCCGGGCGGGTATA